ACACTTGGAGCGATTCAGGGTCAGCTTGTGAAGCATGGAGCAAAGAAGATCATGCAGGACTATGACGATGCCGGGCATATCACTGCACTTTCGTTTTTGGTAGAGACACCGAGTGGCCCGCGTGGCATCCGTCTCCCTGCCAACGTGGACGCTGTTCATGCCGTTCTCCAGCGCCAAAAGGTCAAGTGTGACCGGGAACAGGCCGAGCGCGTGGCGTGGCGCATCGTCAAGGATTGGGTGGAGGCGCAGATGGCGATCTTGGAGAGCGAGATGGTCCAGATGGACGAAATCTTTCTGCCGTACATGGTCAACAACTCCGGGCAGACCGTTTTCCAAGTGTATCGGAACAATCAGTTGATGTTGGAAAGCACGGAGTGAAGAAATGACAGGTAATAATGTTTTGCAAAATAAACCCGGCAACGCGTATGCGTTGCCGGGTTGCCGGAAGTAATTTAAAGTTGGAACGCTTCCTCTAATGTAAGTGCAAAAATTGTGCCGCATTCATCGAAAGAGGAATAGCTTTTTACAACATCGTCACGTAAGGTGACTTCGATATTCCGAAGTTTAAAGTCACTATGAAGAGCTTCGGGGGCATGCATGATAAACTCCAAGTACTCGACAATGGTAGCGAGGTTAAAATCACGTTCAGCAAACAATTTCTCGAAGTCATCGCCACGAGCGTTGCCGGCAAAGTATTCTCCGCGCTCTTCAGCCCAGATGTGTTCTGCATCACAAAGCTCGGCTTGATCCTTGAGAACGTGGAGCGGAATTTCGAGTAGCTTGAGCTTTGCGGCATCAGATATATTCTGCGAATAAAACCGGGCTTGCTCAATAATTTCGGAGATGGTCTGCATAGTGTGATTGTTGTTTTTGAGGGCATTGTAGACATAGGAAAATGCACATCGAGTTGCTAAATCCATCGAGTTTACCTCCTTTTCGTTTGAAAAAGAATACCATGGAAATTTGTCTAAACTATGAATAAACGGAAAAAATTTCCTATTTTTGTCGGTACAACAAGAGCGGTTTCGATGCTGTACGATGGATCTGCGTGGCAGGACTGCCGTAGAACACCGAAGAACTGTATATTTGCAATGATGATATTGTTAGCTGGGAACGCGCGCGCGTTTCTGGCGGGGTCCTTATGACCCTAACACTTCGACCATCCTCCATCCCGGAGGGAGGATAGGGGAGATGTGTGGAAAAGAAAGCGGGTTTCTTGACCCGACACGCTGGCGCACGTGTATGCGCGTACAGGATAGCAATTCAATCGGGACAGAAATTCGCAGGGGAGGAACGGGAACATGAGGATCGGAGAGGAGCGTGGACGCTGGATGGTCATTCGGAGAACGTCGGGCAAGGTGGTGGAGCTGTCCACCGTATGGGTATCCCCAAACACCAAGCCCCGCAGAAACAAGCGCAAGGGCATGACCAGTGCCCAGAAGCAGGATGAAAACGAGCGGGATTGCGTGAAGCAGCTGGCCCGCACCATCAACTGCAATTTTTCCCACGGAGATTTGTGGATCACCGTGCACTACGACGAGGCAGGTATATGCAAGCTGGAGGAATGGGCGAAGGAGAATCGGGGCGAGGATCAGAGCTGGGAGGACGCCATGCTGGATGCGGCCGCCTATGAGATCGGGAAGTATCTCCGCCGTCTGAAATGTGCCATGAAGAAGGCCGGCAAGGATGAGGAAATGCGCTACATCGTCGTGGATTCGGACATGGACGGCGAGACGGGAGAACTGGTGCGCCTGCATCACCACATTGTCCTGCCCCGTGTGAGCTACGAGGAAGCTGCCGAGGCGTGGAAGTTTGGCAGCGTGGACTATCAGATCCTGCGGGACCAGGACGACTATACGCCGCTGGCCGCGTACATATGCAAGCAGGCCCGCCGCCGGACGGGAAAGAAGAAATACCGCGTGAGCAAGAACCTGAAGCGGCCCATCGTGAACGAGCGCTGGGCAGCTCCGGGCGAAGAATTGCGCCCTGACCGCCACGGAAAGGTGGTGGCCCGCAACGAGTGGGTGGAGGGGCAGCCGCAGTACATCCGCTTCATCAAAGGTGCTGCGCTGCCAGCCGGCCGCGGTCCTCGTAAAAAGGCAGAGGAGACCATGGAGGGACTTGCGGCCGTATTGGAGCCTGCTGTACGGCCTGTGCCGCCGCCCGTCGCGGAGGAGATCCGCTGTCCGGGGTGTGGACAGATGCTTGCACTGCGCAAGGAAAACGGAATGATCGAGTATAAAGCACGCCGTCAAACCATCTTGACCGAGCGGGCTACTTTGTGCTGCCAAAAATGCGGGCGGAGCGTGACCGTGGGGAAAAGTTAAAAAACTGGTTGAAAACTGCGCACAAGAAAATTATGCTTATCTTGGATCTAAGAGAGCGCCTAGAGCGCCATCCAACAAACTGTTTGGGTGGGGCATAGTGCGCTCTCTTTGCATTTTGGGCCACCCGCAAGGGTGGTCCATTTTGTTTTTTCGGGAGGTGAGGACGTGGGCAGACCCAGAACATACAAGACGGTAAAGGGACTGGAGGAAGCTGTGGAGGAATACTTCCGCTCCATCTCCTATCAGAAACCGGTGATCGTGGATACACCGACGGGAAATGTGGACAAACACGGTCACGCGGAAGTGAAGCGGACCATGCTTCGGAAAGGCCCGGACGGTACCGGCGAAACTGTGACGGTCACCGAATGGCTGGAAGCGCCCAGCCTTGCCGGACTGTGTCTCTTTCTTGGCATCAGCAAGGAGACCTGGAGCAACTACAGCAAGGACGAAAAGCTGGGGCATGTGACCGAGCGGGCGAAGCTGAAGCTGGAGGAGTATTGGCAGGGCCGTCTGGACGGCAAGGGCGCCCACGGGGCGCAGTTCGTACTGAAAAACAACTTCGGTTGGAGCGGCGTGTGGACGGACAAGGTGGAAGTGGATCAAAAGAGCGTCGGCATGACGCTGGAAGAGTATCTGGAACGCGCCGAGCAGGAAGGGAAGGGGCAGTGCTTCTGACGTGAAGAAACTGCTTTTGAACTGCCTGTGGTACATGGAGCGGATGCTGAAGATCCGCGACAAGCGCGGACAGGTGGTGCCGTTGAAGCTGAATGCGCCGCAAAGACGCCTGTATGACACGGTAAAGGAACTTCGGGAACAGGGTATTCCGGTGCGCATCGTGGTGCTGAAAGCGCGTCAGATGGGCTTCTCAACGGTGATTGCCGCCATGCTCTTCTGGGCGGTAGCGACGGCGCGCAATGTGATGGCGCTGGTAGTCGCTCACGTGGAGGACGCTACCAACAACCTGTTTGCCATGACCAAGCGTTATTACGATTACCTGCCCGACCAAGTCAAACCGGTGCGGCGGGCATCCAATGCCCGGGAGCTGGTATTTGCAGCACCCACCAAGGCACCGCCCGGCGTGAAAGGGCTGGACAGTACCATCCGCATTGCCACCGCCGGCGGCCACGGCGTAGGCCGTTCGTTCACGCTGAAGCTGGCGCACCTGTCGGAATACGCATTCTGGCCGGGGGATAAGGGTGAGACCCTCAACGGCATTATGCAGGCCGTGCCCGACGAGGAGGGCACCATGGTCTTTATCGAATCCACGGCCAACGGCTTCGACCAGTTCAAGGATTTGTGGGATGAGGCGGTGGAGGCGTGGAACCGGGGCGAGCGGGACGGCTGGTGTCCGTTCTTCGCAGCCTGGCACGAGATGGAGGAATACCGCCGCAAGGTGCCGCCCGGCTTCAAACGAACCGACGAGGAGGAAGCTCTGGCCGAGACCTACGGGCTGGACGACGAACAGCTGGCGTGGCGCCGCTGGTGCATCAAGGTCAACTGCGGCAGTGATGTGAAGAAGTTCCGACAGGAGTATCCCTCCAGCCCGGACGAGGCGTTTGTGGCGTCGGGAAGCTGCTACTTCGATCAGGAGGCCATTGTGCTGTGGCGTGAGCACTGCAAGGATGCCTGCATCGCACGCGGTCGGTTTCTGTATGACTACGACGGAAAGACCGTCAGCAACATCCGGTGGGAGGATG